ATCCACACCTCTGTCACACCAGATGGCAGAGGATGGTTGTATTCAGCCTTAATCCACACCTTTGTCACACCAGATGGCAGAGGATGGTTGTATTCAGCCTCAATCCACACCTCTGTCACACCATCTGGCAGAGGATGGTTGTATTCAGCCTCAATCCACACCTTTGTCACACCAGATGGCAGAGGATGGTTGTATTCAGCCTTAATCCACACCCACGTCACACCATCTGGCAGAGGATGGTTGTATTCAGCCTTAATCCACACCTTTGTCACACCAGATGGCAGAGGATGGTTGTATTCAGCCTTAATCCACACCTCTGTCACACCATCTGGCAGAGGATGGTTGTATTCAGCCTTAATCCACACCTCTGTCACACCATCTGGCAGAGGATGGTTGTATTCAGCCTTAATCCACACCTTTGTCACACCATCTGGCAGAGGATGGTTATATTCAGCCTCAATCCACACCTCTGTCACACCAGATGGCAGAGGATGGTTGTTGTTGAGTTCTGTTATTGCGTATAACATATCGCTCCTCCTCATGTTATAATTTATACATATTATAACATGAGGAGGAGCGATATGCAAGCATTATTTTTGAGTTTATTGATAAGCCCAAACAGGGATTTCTATTTCGTCATTTTCGGTTTCGTCATATCCGTGCCATATGCCCGATTCCATGCACTGCTTAAATTTCCGCACTTGTCCGTAAATCTCATGCTTTGCCATGTTCAAGTCGTTATCTGACATGTGGTACACCATTACAACGTGGGGTGCTTCAACTTCAACTGCGATAAACGCCGCTTTATATGGTTTGCCTGTCAAAATTTCAAGTCCCTCGCAGTAATTAGCCATTGAAATGTCATATCGAAAACTGCCAACAGTGCGGCTGAACGCGCTCGCGCTTGAATTATTCGTAATTTTCAAGTCCACAACCAAACCGTAGTCGGCATGATAGTCAGGAATGTAAAAGTCTGGACGACCTTTTAGCTTTACGCCTAATTCGTGTTCCCACTGCAAGGATTGTTCAATATGTCCACCCATCGCCAACAACGCACTTGCTTTCGGGTGCGCTTGTATGCCTTTGCGGATTCTTACTGCGGTGTTCCAGTCGTCTTGAGAAGCAAGGATTTTGTCCTCATGCTCAAGTTCAAACTGATTTTTCCAAGCCTTGTAATAATCCGTTGACCGTGGCTTTTTTGATTTTGAGCCGTCCTTATTTACGCATAAGGGCAAAATGTCAGTATCGTCAAAAATATAATACTGTCCTACAGCGTCCTCATATTCAAGCACCACTCTATGACACAGTGTTCCAAAAATCATTGCATCTGTAGGAGACTTAGGGTTCAGCTTGTTTTCCATGTAGTGAGAAGGGCTTCTGAGAAAATATCTCATACCGCTGGCACTCAAACAGTCCAATTTGTGATACTCATGTTCACTCATTTTGCTTATCATCACGCACACTCCTTGCAACTACATGGAATTTTAGACTTGTCAATTACATTTAGACTTGTCAATTACATTTAGACGTGCAAATTCGCCATAAAGCTCTATAGCCCACTGATTGTATATAGTTGCGGCTGTGTGCTTACATGTATACCGCCCTAAGTATTTTTCATCATGCCTATATCCTATTCTCGCCACCCATTTTATGTTGTCCTTATAGGATTGCTTAGTGGCACCTTTATACCCAGACGTATTGTTTGTTTTTATTCGCTGGTTAAACGAATTTTGTGCATCTGTACAAATACGCAAATTATGCTTGCGATTGTTTGAAGGGTTGCCGTCTTTATGGTCAACCTTGACATTGCCAATAGCACCGACAATAAATCTGTGTAATCGCGCCTTGTCCCTGTTTGAGCTTTGAATATAGCCCTCGGCGCAAACAGTCCAGTGTTTTTTCTGTCTTACGCGTCCCAAATCCTCAATGTCGATTATGAATTTTGTTTCGTGCTTGGTGTTTGGGTTTATACACTCGACATAATCGCCCATAATGTTGTATATCATAGGACACATAATCAATCCCTTTGTGAAGCTGCTATAGGTTTTATTCCGTGAAATTACACCGTTTTCAAACTGAACATCTATATCATCACAATATTGGTAACTCACGATGGTTGCGGTTAATCCACAGTTCATGCGCCGTGTTTCACCCACCCTGTCAAGTTTTGCCGCGCTCATACCGCTCCATCCGCTCGGATTGCTATTCTGGCAAGAGATTCCTCAATACCACTGAAAAGACCTCCGAAAAAATTATCAGTGTTATGCTCTGCCCTATCTCCAATCCTGTACCTAGTTTCCTTCCGCTGGTTGTCAGTCTCACGTTTTGCCAGCCAATCCGCAAAATGACTTTCATCATCAAGGCAATATTCAGACATGCGCCTTGGCAATTCTTCAAAGCAGTGTAGGATATATGCCATTGCTACACAATTATCATTCGCCTGTGTTTTTACACAATCATGGCAAATTCCGCTATAGGTATCATCCGCAGGGCTGTCTACACCGCAACTTGTACATGTCACAGGCTTACAGTATTCGCAATGCCTATTTTCGTCTAATTGGGATAACTCGCCGCATAAAATGCATTCATTCTTTCCAAATAACATCTTGCCAAGAGTCTCCTCAAAATAGTTGCTCCAGTTGCCTGTCTGCATAGCCGTCCTCACATCTGGATAGCCTGTATTTTCAACCCTGATGATATCTGGGTGTGTCATTTTGCTTCCCCTTCCTGCACTTGCGCCGTTTCGCGCTCCCAATATTCTTCGCCTCGAGCAAATTCAATCACGTGCCTCTGTCGATTTCTGGTAAATCCGTTGCTTTCTCCACAATCAGGACAATATTCAGGGGTGTACTCGTAATCAGTGAAAAACCATGTGATACAAGCATCGCACTCCCACGCGCATAGCATTTCTTTATTCATTTTGCTGTCCTTCCTACTTGACAAAAACAATATCAAGCCATAAAATTCAGATAAGATTTTTTTGTTTGCCCCTCGTTGCTGCGAGGGGTTTTGTTTTTATTCTTTTGATACCCAAAGCCCCTTATATGGAAATCTTCTGTACATATCTCTTAGTTCTGTCCATCGGAATTCATATCCAAACTTGATGCATGTATCCAGATATGCTGTCCAAGCATACGCTGGAGGGAAAATTTCTTTCTTCATCTTTCAATGAGTCTGTGTATAGTTTTAGTCTGGCTTGTAAAAGTGTAATTCATGTGAATGCTCCTTTAGTTGATGTTGAACTGTAAAAATAATACAACAAATAACTGAATTATCAAACATTAATATCACCAGGCAATAAATTCACGGTAAACCCACATAAAAAAAAGTGTAATTGCTGTGCTAATTATTCCCATGATTATGTTTGCGAATATTCGTCGTCTCTTTTTCATAGTCGTAAGCCCCTAGCTTATATCATTTATCACGCTTCTTACCAAACACAACCGCAATCCCGATAATCGCTATCAATGTACTAACAACTCCAATGCTCAAACCTAGCCAAAATGGGTCTATATACATTATGCCTTCCTCCTTTCTTAAAATCTTGATAATGACTCGTATTTCTACTTCAAATATAACTGTAACAGCAACTTTTGTGAAATTTTTGTATCTTTACTTTTATTTTTTGCTTCTATCAATCCTATTTCTTCCGTGGTCATAACATCGGCAATATTATGGATATACAACACTTCATCTTCTTTTGTAAGTTTCTTTAGTTCTCTTTTGTTTACTTCGTTCTTTTGTGTACCGTCCGCTGTACCGTCGTTGCGAAAATAATCTTGATATTCTGCATAATTACAGACTTCTATCGTTGTACCATGTCTGTCTGTGCATTGTACAATCATCCCATCAGATTCTAGTAATTTAAAAAATCTATCTATGCGCCTCCTGTCGCACTTCCAACGCTCTGCAAATTTCACTTTTGACATACGGAAAGAACCTCTTGGGATTACTATGGGGTTATTGTCTATGACAAGAGCCTTTGGTTTATATAACGCTTCGCAAAGAATATCTATCCACCATAGAAGATATTCGGGTTTTGATATATCCCATAACCAATGCTCTCTTAGTTTACGATGTATAAAAATAATGCCATTGTTCACCACATGCCTCCAAACAATAAAATAACCACTCTATTCTTACAGCCCAATACCAAAACCCTCACGCCAATGAGTTTTCAGAATAGACTTGTGTCCACTTCTGAAGCGGACTGCAAGAATACAATGGTTATTAAATAGTGGATTTTGACAGCACTCAATTGGCGTACATAAATAATACCACACATAAATAATCATTGTCAATTCCATCAATCCGAAATGTCAAGGGGCAAATTTCGTATATCACCATCTACGCCAACCAAACATAATCCAACCAATAAATCTGAATAGCAAGATAACAGGCAAAAACGGTAACATGATTAAAAATCCAAGGCAACCACCGCTACCCATTCCAAAATTGCTGCCATTTATTTGAATTTGTGTATTATTTTGGTTAAACAAATATACCCCTCCTTAAAATGTGAAAACGGTTTCGCAAATATCATCGTCTTCGTCTTTGAAGTAATCAATTTCAAATTCATATTCGCAAGGATTACCGTTGATTGATTCATAGCTTGAAAGTTCATAGATTCCTTTTCCATTGATTGATGCCTGTCTTTCAATTTCATCTTTGAGCGCGTCAATATCAATGTCGATACTTTTGATTTTAGAGTTTTTATTGTACCAGTTTAAGAAATTTTTAAAATTTACAAATGTTATCATATTGATTACCTCCTAATAATGTTTCATTCCTCTGTGAATACATAATAGCATAGAAATCTATCTATACAATTATCCCAAGTTCTTGCCATTTACTTACCTTATCTGCGTCTAAATAAAAAACATTATTATTATGTGGCGAATAAACTAGCACACGGTCGGTCTGAGGCTCTACAACGTCTAGTACAAAATCGTCCGCTGCACTGTATATGCCTTGTGATGCCCAGTGAATGACAATTGATTCGACACTTTCCATGTCAATATATGGGGTCTGCACTCTGGTTACTGGTTCGCCTGTTGGTGACAATAGAGCCTCGCCAAGTCCGTTTAGGTTTTCAGCCCCTACTTCGCCCATTGCGGTAAGGCTATCCCATTTAGACGCAACGGTAAATGTAATGCGTGATGGGAGGTTGCTTTTAATAAGCCCTGTCAAGACTGATGTATCTGGTCGTTGCGTAGCTAATAAAACAAAAATCCCTGCGGCTCTTGCTTTTTGTGTAAGTCTTTGCAGATTAATTTCCATTTCTGCCTTAAAAAAAAGCATAACATCGGCTGCTTCATCAATAATTACAACAATTCTCGGCATATCTGTATGCCCATTTGCAATATAGTCATCTATTTTTTGACATCTAGCAGCAAGCATTTTAGTGTATCTTTTTTCCATTTCGTTTGTAAGCATATTTAATATTTGCGGTATTTCCTCGGCTTTATTTATAACTTTATGATTTGGCGTACAGATATGCGGAAGACCGTCGTATATAAAAAGCTCGGTCTGTTTAACGTCACACAGTATCAATTTTAATTCTTGTGGTGTGTTGCGTGTGATAAGACTTGCTATAAGGCTGTGGATAAAAACACTCTTACCCGCGCCAGTTTGACCGCTAATAATACCGTGCGGAAACTTTTCCAATGCCATGAAAACATTATTCCCTTGCGTATCTACACCACCGATAATAGCAAGCGGTGATTTATGATTAATAAATTCGTCTGTGCTTGCTAAATCGTTAAAATAAACTATCTGTCTGTCTGGGCGTTCGCACTCGATAGCCATATAGTTTGTCTTTGGGATAACGGAAATTATACGAACAGACCGCACTTGTAATATCCGCGCAATATCTTCCGACCGTGCAATGATTCGTCTTACTGTGACCCCTACCATCGGTATAAAACGCAATGTGACAGTAGAAGCTCCTAGAATACAGTCTACAGGCTCAATTTTAATTTTGAATTGTAATAATCCATCTACAAGTGTGCCAAGCATTTGTTGGGCTTGTGTACATTCTAATAGATTTTTATTTTCGTTCGCTTGAATTACTGGCAATTTCCATTTTTCGCGGTTCATATGTTCTCCTCATTCCTATACGCGCCATGTACAAGGTTATTATTCCAGTCCTCAACCCATTGCACGGCATCATTTTTTAATGTTTCAATTTGTGCCGTGGCTTCTTTTTTTGTCTTGAAAATTCTCAATTGTTCTTCTTGTCCGAAAAATTGAAAATATATAGCATATTTTATAGCAATTACCTCCCAAATTTATCCGCACGTCGAATATGTTTATGCGGTATGTAAGCGGCACATAGTCCGCATGTTTTAAATTAGTTTAGTGTTATCTTACGTGTGCATCTGCAAAAGCAGAATAACCACCAACCATTTCTGCGTCTACAAAATCTTGAAATATTCGTCCGTCTGTAGTGCGGATTTCAAATCCAAAACTTGCGTCTGCGTCCATTGAGGCGATGTTTGTAAACCAAACACCGAGAGGGCTTCCATCATGGTCATATAAATTTACCCATACCTGTACCAACCCTGTATTTACCCCTGTATTGTTGGTTATTCTTCCTAACACGGTAGGTGAAAATCCAGGGACATCCCGTATTTCAATTTCAGAAACCGAGACATCACTTCTTGAATTTATCGAACGTCGAATGTCTAAATGAATATCTGGAGATACAGCGGCATATAGCGTTCCATCATTTATAGTTGAATTTCCATAAATGACGCCTACTTCACCTGGATGAATAATAGATGGACTAGAAAATATTGTATTGTTTGCTTCCAATAGCCGACCGTCATCATCCAGAATGTCAAATCTCTGTTGCCCAAAAGAAATAGGGTCTGTCCCAGTATTTACAATCTGTTTGACAACTTGAAATCTAACATGGTCACGCCTTGTTTCATGAATTCTTTGTGAAAAAGGTATGATTTCGTATTGAAATCTGCTATTAGATGGTGTATCATTGTGTTGACCATTACCTTGTTGTGTGGCTGTAGGTGGCTCAATCACCCCACATGCACTGAAAAATAAGGCAACAAAGGTTAAAACAATTGAAACTTTTTTCATAAAAACTCCCTTCAATTTATTAAAACATGCGGTATGTGCCTTGCTACCTATATGGTAGCTTTTGTTGTGCAATTAGTTATAAATCCAGTCACGCCACGTGGAGGCTTGCACTTGTGACCGTTGCATCTGTTCACATCGAACAGTGCAAAAATACCCATTATTATCAGGTTTTGGCGAATGGGAATCGAACCCATTAAAAACCATCTGCCCTGTTTGTCTTATCTTGCTTTGTACCCGTTAATTTTTCAATAACATCTAGTACATTTTCGGGTGTGTTTTCGATTAACATTGTGCTTGCATACCTTGCGACTTTGTAGTTTTTTCCATTTGCACCCTTGACCATATTTCGGCAAAGATTTTTTAATCACCAATCTTGATATGGTGCAACGCTATGAAAGGCGATTAATGTACCTTGTAGTCTAGCGTAAAAATACATCTTAGGTTCATCTTCGTAATCAATGATAGTTTTAATTGCTTGTGGAATATCGCCTTGGAAGGAAATATTTTTGGACTTGTTGTAGACCAAGTAACCGTTACTGTCTGGCGGGTATATCGGTTTTTGAACTTTGACTATGAACATATTTGGTTTATTTTTTACTTTGTGCTTCATTGTCAGTGTCCTTCCTTAATTTTAATCGTACCCAGTCAGTAAAACCTATTCCGTTTTCGTCAAGGTATTTCTGCAGTTGGGCGGCTTCGTCAAGGCGTAGCTTCGCTTTGACTTGTTTGGTTTTTGCTTTGTCTAATGCGTATTCGTGGGCGTAGTTTCGGGGTTTGTCGGGCATTAAATGTCACCTCTAAACGACATAACGATTCCAGTAGTTCCACCATAATTTCGTAAGCTGAAATCAACCATATTAAATTCTTCGCCAACAACCTCGACATCCTCGCTGCAGTGTTCGCACTCAATGTAACGAGATTTGAATTCAACTTCAAATTTGACCCTTTCATTTGGGCTTAATTGAACAAGTTCTTGGATTAAATCATAAACTGTCATACTATTACCTCCAGTATTTTACTTGGCTCCCTTATAATTTTTGACGGCGGCGGTATCTGCCGTCTATGCGACTTTTATTTCTCTGTGTACCTCAAAATATAATGCGGACATATTTCAGCCGCTTGTTTGATAAATTCTGCGTCTTGGTAAGGGTCGAAAAAAGATTGACCTTCAAAAATATCTTTGCTAACAGTATGCGCCGCCCAATATCTGGCACTTTTCGCACAATCCATTTTGGGGGAAATAAGCCCTTGCGCCTGTGCGTCCATAATTCCGCAAGTCATAAGTGGTTTATTTTTCGCAATCGCCTTTAATGCTATTAAGGCAATCCATTTGTACTCACAAGGCGTTAAGCCTTTGACTTTGTGCGCCCAACCTATATTTGTTGGGTCTGCTTTTACTTTGGTTTTTAAGGTATCTAATGTCATTGTCAACACTCCTTTAATTTTAATTTCAAAAAGCTAGTGAGGTCGCGAACCTCTCGCTGCCGTTGCGGTCTAGCTTGGGGGTGGTTATGCCCTAATTATCACCTTTTCTTTTGCCGCTTGGTATTCGTTGCGTTCATCGTCATTTTTGAACCACGCCGCCACGGTATGCCCTGCAAGGTATTCCATAGCTTCAAGGGCATTTCTAACCCCTGCCAACTCTATGAATTTTTCCATAGCGTCTACATTGTAGCGGTATTCCCTTTCTTGCTCCCAACTCCAATTTTTGAACATGATTGTATTAGTCATATTAAAAACCTCCCTTGATTTCTCTATAAAATTCGTTTGCTTGCTCTGCCACAATATAAGCCCCTAAAAACTGGGCTTCGCTTGCATCTGTGGGAATTTCGTCTAGTGTAATCCCGATTGTTTCAAAAAGTTTTAAGTCGGGATTATATAACAATGTGCTGATGGAGTATTCTGCTAAATTTTGTGGGTCGGTATTTTCCAACACGCCTATAAAATATTCCATAAATGCGGCAATTTGTGCGGTTTTAATTGGTGCTGGTTGGGCTGTATCGTAACCCCTCATAATCAAACTTACATAATTATTCAACTCGTTCATTTGCTGGCGGCTCAATTCGTTTTTAGTCATGGTTAAACCCTCCATTTTATAATTCCGTCTGTGCTTATGACGGTATGTAGAAGTGAGTTACCTCACTTGATATCCAATAATTGGCATTTGTTCATCTTCAAAGTCGTAAATTGGTGCAATTTCAATAACGCCACTATCTATACGGTCATGACCATATTTGTCCGCTACTTCCCAGCAGTCAAGATAAAATTCGCCGTTCCAGCCGTGTAGAGCGTACTTTCTGCCCTCAATTTCGTGTATTTCAATGCTTGAGTTATTATAAAAATTACCAACGTGTGTGGTTGTCATTAAATCACCTCTTTCACCTGAATTTTATTAACAACATTATACCAATCTCTGCGTATCTCGGATGCTCCTTGCATACCATACCTCAAACAATGCGCAATGCTTCCAGTTTCGTTGTGATAATCTGCAAACGCTTGTAAAATATCGGGGTGCATTTCCTGTAAAATTTCCTGTGCTTGGGTAAGCAGATTTTCAATTTTGGAAATATCTGCATTGGCTTTCATCAAGTTTGTTTTTGTCATTTTCGCCAACTCCTTTTAATTTTTATTCGTTATGCTTGCCATTCGTGCAAAATACCACAATCTGCGGGGCATGATACAACCACTCCATTATCTGGTTTATGACTGATTATCCATTTGCGCCCTGTGATAAGCTCCATGCCGTCTAAGGCAAGCTTACAAGTGTGCTGAAAAATCAAGGCGTTTTGATTATCGCCAACCTTGATGTAGTACGCCCATGCGTTCACGCTCTCAATAAATCCATTAAAAAACTTACTGTTTTGAAATTTTTTACCATGGGTTTTCAACATAAAATCATTCCTTTTTTTATTCGCCAACATTTCAGCGTCTATCCCACCGCTTAACGTGCCTAAGTGGGTAGCCGTATTTTACTTTATTGGCTATGTATGGACTTTACGTCCAGTTTCTTCCGTTTTCGCAACACTTCACGTATGACCGTAGCCATTCTTGCGTTTTTTTAATTGGCGTTGCATTCGATACCATTTTTTTCTCAAAACCCCAATAAGAGAAAAATGAATAACGTCCCATGTCAACAAACTGTATTTGGTCAGAAAGCTTTAACTTAGTGTTTATTGCGGCTGTAAAAGCGGCAATTTGATTTTTCTTTGTCATTTTCAAATCCCCTTTATATTTTTTTGACAGCAATGGTATCTTCCGTCTATGTACAACCCCCATGCAGTCCGCTCTCGTGGGGGATATGGTGGGGGTTGTGGAGTAAACTCCGTTATATCTGGGCTACACGCCTCGCTTTAATTTTCCGTATCAACTCGTTTTTGCCGTGGGGATTAGGACGGCTTTTGAATCCCTCGTCTGGACATTGTTTCTTTTATCGTTTTATTACTTAATTTCAAAAATTTGTTATCATACAAGGCAAGATTTCCAATCTCCCCCAAAACCGTGTCGTGCAAATGCACAATGTCCCAAGTTTTGGCTCTCGTACCTCTTATAAAATTGTCAAGGTGGGTGCTAGTTTTTTCGCTCCTAGCTTTGGCGGTTCTTGCGGTTAAGTGTGTTGCTCTCTTAACTGTCTTTATTATGCCATGGTACGTGTTACTTGTCAAGCGTTTTTTGAAAAAGTTTTTAATTTTTTCTTGCTTGACTTGTTGCTATGTTACGTGTTACGATAGTTTTTGAAACGAAGTGCTGAAACTTTTTAATTATATGGTGTTCACTCCACCCGTTTTCCGCTTCTTGACTATGGACATAGTATAACGTGGCACGTGTTACTTGTCAATACTTATTTTAAGAAATTATAAAAATATTTTTTGGAGGGTGAAAAGATGGCAGTCAGTGAAAAGAAAAGGGAACAGATAGACAGATATGACGCCGAAAACATGCGTCACATATCGCTAAAGTATAAAAAAGAGTATGTATGTTCGATAAATGACCACTGCAAGACACAAAACATGGCGCGTTCTGCGTGGATTCGCGAGGCAATGGACTTTTATATGGACTGGCAAAACAAGGAAGCCAAAAATTGAAAAATTGACCTTAATTTTTTGAGCAAAAACAAGCCGTTTTGTTGTTGTTTACAGCGGTTTTTTTTTGCGTTATAATGGCAATTAAAAACGGGCAAGGGGTGGAGCGTGAACGAGCCTAACTATTACGCTATAATACCTGCTAACGTGCGGTATGATAATTGCCTGACTGATAAGGCCAAGTTATTGTATGGGGAAATAACTGCGTTATCAGATAAAAATGGGTATTGCTTTGCAAGCAACGCCTATTTCGCGAGGTTGTACAGTTGCAACGACAAGACAATTTCACGGACTATATCGCAGTTGTTAGACGGAGGATATATTAAAGTTGTATTGCTGCGTGACGAGAATACACAACAGATAAAACAACGTAAAATCAGCCTAAAGGCCACTAGACAAAAAACGCACTACCCTAGTGACGAAAAACGCACGGATATCATTACAAGTAATAATATAAACGGAAAAAGAAAAAAGCGTAATCAGCAGGTTGTCATTTTGCCAGATGTGCCAGACGGCAAAAGGGCAATCGTTGTACTGGTAGACAGTGGGGTAATTGGAAATGCCTAGATATAAAACCGCCGATGACTGGATTAAAAGAGCCTATGAAATCGGAATGACAGTAAAAGCCATTTGTGAAATAGCGAGTTGCGCCAAAGAAACCGTTGGGAGGAGGGCGAAAAAATACGGTTGGGTTCGGAGTACGCCCGATGCTGTAAAAATCAAGCGTCATGTAAAATTATGGGAAAGCGTCCCCGATAAGACAATCAGCAAAAAAGGCAATCCGACCCACGGCCTATATGTAGGGGGCAAAAATAGGCATATTAATAATGACAGATTGCAAGATGAGCGTAAACTAAAGAACGCCGCCGCCGACATAGCCGCTGACCCAGCGAATGACAAATTATTCAATGACAGGCTGGACGTGATAAACCGCTCCATAAGCCGCCAAGAGAAGCGAATACAGGGCAAATTGAAGACTTTGCGTAGACTGGTACGGCAAAGAGATAAAATGCTTGCAGAGGGCGAAATAGAACCGTTGCTGATAGCTAGAAAACATAGTAAAACAGGGACAGAAGTGTACGAGGGGAAAAAGGACAACAAGATTATTGATTATACTGTCACATATGACACCGTAGAAGCTCAAAAAACCCCTCTTGATGATGCTATAGCCAAGTTAGAGGATGAACTAAGAAAAGCCGAGGAAACGCTAAACAGAAGCGTGTTCCAAGCCGAGCAGATAGTGGCATTGCGCGAGAAATCAGTGCAAGACATTGGCGGCGACGGACATGACGAACTAGCCGCGATGTACGCAGCGGATTGATTACACGAACAGAGTTATTTAACGGTTAGGCGTGTAAATTTTGCCGTGTAATTTCGAGTTGCACATCCGTGTAATTTTAGTCAAAGATTCCATAAGGCTGCAGTCCGCATAGTTGCTAAGTTTTTTCAAACTATTCGCAAAAGTATACATTTGCGAATAGTTACGATTCGTGTAAATATGGAATATTGTGGTAGATCCCCCCCCCACCCACTTCTCACTCTTTAGATTTATCGCACTCTACCATATCCGATATACGCGCACGGGCGAGGGTTTTTGAAATTTGAAAGGAGAAATCCACATGGATAAGGTTTATGCTGACGATTTGAAGTGTCCAATACAGTCGAAATTAGCTCCATACGTCCGCGCAAATTTTTTCAGGGTAGTATTTGTTATAAAAACCATTTGCTTTTAAATTTGACCCGCTTACGTGTGAATTGGCCTATTAGTAAAAAATCTCGCTTCGAAATAAAATTACTACGTACGTGCGCAGGTAATTGGCACTCAATAAATACCTTGTTGACTCGCTATGGGTGTTTATGATATTATGTTGGCGAGGTGACAAAAATGGTTAATATGGAACATGTTGACAAAGTGTTGAAAGAATTAAAGGCCAAGTGTGGGTTGGTGCAAAATGTCTGACGTAAAACGTACATTCCGAATAGATGAAGAAATTTACGAAGCCTTAAAAATATTGGCTAAAGAAGATAGGCGAGACGTAAATTCGTTTGTTAATGTTATTTTTCGTGATTTGGTTCGTGGTAAAGTCGTATCAGTTAACAATAATTATACGGGTAAATTAAATGGATAAGTCGTATATTGATGAAATTCGTGCAAGATATGAACGTAGAAGTTTGTTCAAATTATCAAAATCCACAGAAAATATATTTGAAACTGTGTTTGATGATGTGAATGGTTTATTATCCCACATTGAAGCCCTAGAGAAGCGTAACAAGGCGTTGGAGTTCGCAATTAAAAATGGATTTGTGCAAGATTACGAAGGCACAGCAATTGATATTTCGTGTCCTTTATGTATAAAGGGGTATTGCGGTAATGATACATGCGATTTTGCTTTTGACGAGCCTAGATTCACAAAGGGGGCAGATGATGAATAAAACCGCAATATACCGTTTCCAAATGTCTGAAACTTGGAAGAATTGCGGCAATTATGCTCATTCTGTAAAACACAACAATTTGGAAATAGCATATCGAAAACCTTAATGTTTAGGTGATAATACAGATATTTACACTTGGACAATGGCTTGCAATGCTTGGAAAAACGATACTGAAAGGCGGTGAAATAATGGCAGACAACGGAAACATCAATGTAAATTATGACGAGTTGAAAAATGCTTACACTGAAATAATTGAGAGTTTATGCTCTGTAATTGAGCGTATTAAGGAAGAGTTTTATAATCTTGGCGTTTGGTTGAGTGATTTATTGAATGACATTGCAAAACGTGCTGCTGTGTTTTGGGATTATATCTCCAAATATTCCATTGCTTATAACAAGGCTTGCAATAAATACCCGAGAACAAATCATTACGCCAAAACTCACAAGTGGCGGTTGGTTCGTTATTTGTGTAATAAATGGCTATGGAGAAAGGCGATGGAATATGTCTGAAAATAAAATCAGCAATCCTTTTGTTTTGGTTGAAAAAGATGATAATGCCAATGTAATTATTAAGTGTAATGGCTTTGTGCAAGTAGCATCTATAAAGACACCAGACGGCGATACAGAAGATACAGTTTTTTTATGCAAAACAAACGATAAGCTATCGAACAAATCAATAGACACGTATTTTGATGTTTGTGGCATTAATTATTCTAATGACAATGATATATTGAACCATAGTAATGACTTTATCCCGCTTAGCAATTTGTTTTCACTCTACCATGATTCCAACAACCTATATTCAATAACGATAAATGAAACAGACAATTTATTGTCGGTGTTAGATGTTGATTTTGGCTTTGAATATGGATCTACGCATGAAGGGTATATGTGGATGAATGATGAGATTAAATTTGGAGGGCATAACTTAAAATCTCAAATAGAAAACATGAATTTTGCTTCAATCACAATTACTATCCATTCTAAAGAGGATATTATTAGACGATTTGGTAATATAAAAGAAATGCAATTACATCTTAAAAGTTGTGGCATATGGTGGGATCGTGCAAAAAGAATAGTAGAGCATTATGGTTTTTCTGTTAATAGTGGCTTTGATAAGTTATTTTCTAAGCATGATAATCTTTATAGAATAAGCCACAAACCATATATTTGTGAATGTTGCAAGCAAGAGGTTTATAGTAAAAAAGTATGGTTTGTATGTGATGGGGAATATTTTGTAGATGAAGTTGATATTTCGGGAGGTGTCGTTGGATATACCATTTATTCAAACGGAGAATATGTGACAAGGCTAGATGAATGCAAAATTGCAATAGAGTATTTTGCGTCACCTGAATTAGCGCAGACAGAATGTGATCGCAGAAATGAGGAGCGCAATGGACAACGATAATAGCGGTAATGTATATCTAAAATTCAATGTCGGAAACGTTGACATTGCAAGATTAGATTCAATTATTGTTCCTGCTGGCAGTCAGAATTACTATTATGCCATGTTCAATTTTGCCGATAGCTGGTCGAGCTTATACGCAACCGCAAGATTCAGCCATACCATTTTTGGGGATACGAGATACTATGATGTGCCGATTGTTGCGGAGCGAGTTGGAGAGTATACATCTGCCATTCCCAATTCAATGATGCAAATTGAGGGTTATTTCGAGATAGGCGTAATCGCTTCTGATAAGCGTGTTACTAACCCTGTTGCTGTTGTTGTTGGCGAATCTATAATCAAGCCAGAAAATGGTGACAATGACGATAGTGGAGGCATAATTGTTACGCCCCCCTCCACTCCGAGAGATAAACTTGCAGAAACTACTGCCGAAGCGCAAGCACTTGTACAGAGTGATTGGACGGCAATCAGTTGGGCGCAATTACAAAGTAGTTTGCAGAACGGAATATTTGTTTATAATACTCCAAGTATGACTAATATACAGGTTTCTAATGCCGAGCTTTCCCTTCGCAACGCAATTAATAACTTGGTGGCGGTATGAAGATAATCAAAGAGGGCAAAGACCCTAATCAGAAAATGGTAATGGAAACTGTAAGGCTTGAATGTTTTGTTTGTGGGTGTGTTTTTGAAGTTGGAGACGGTGAATATAATTGTTGTTATCCACGAAGTAATCCAAATGACAAAACTTATACAGCAATATGTCCGAATGATAAATGCAAAAGTCAAGGCGGTAAAAATCTCGTTGTAATGCGAGGTGTAGATAATGTTGACTGATATAGACACAAAACAATATCCCATGCACAACTGCAAAAACTGTGGCAAGTCAATCCCTATGTTTTTGCAAAATGATTATTGCAATTCATGTTTCCGTGGCAATGATTTTCTTGGGAATAACCGCACTATTGATATGACCCATACTGACCCAAGCGTTAGTGATTACCATTATGCCGTACAAAAACTGCTTAATGAGCATGGTTATTACACTGATATAAACAGTAATGGTGTTCATATTGAAGTGCGGAATAATGAAAATAAGCACATTGGATTTATCAATGGCTTGTCGGGTGATTATGATGGTAAAGATGAACTGTTTCCATTTACGCAACAGTTCAAAGGTATAAGGTTTGATATTCCGTTTAGGATATGGAGAGGGAAACGCAGAGGGTGAGTGCAAATGTCTAATAAAGTTCCAACATTATACTGAATATTGCATCATTCCCTAGACGGTAAAAGCATTGTCTATATCGGGCGCTCAAACGGCGATTTAGATAGACGGTTGCGAAATCACTTTGTTACATCACATAAATTTCAAAAGAAATTAGAATTGTGTGATAAAACAAGGGTAGAGGTTGCCGAGTTTAAGACTGTGGTAGATATGTATGTTGCAGAAATAGCCTATATCAATCTTGAAAAACCACCTTTGAATGTTGATGATAAGGCACAAGATGACTTGACAATATTTGTAGATTTATCAAGTGTTGTGTGGCAACCGTGGAATAAATCGCATTTGTTGGGAAAGTGGTTAAGCAAAGGTTAAAGGCTATTGTGGAGGGCGAAGATGAATAGTTGTATAAGATGCAACCCTGCGGTAAATAACTGCTTAATATGTGACAAGGGAACTAATAAGTCAAGGCGTGTTTGATGATAAAGACGATATGAAGCGGTGCGCTATGGTGGAATACAATTTCAGGTTGCCAGATTACTTCTTTACATAGAAGAAATTTAGCGTATTGTTAAGCGGTTGGCTAGGTGGTGGAATTATTGGCGATGTTTTCGCAAGAGGAATATATTAAGGAGTTTGAACACTACAGGCACAGCGATCCACCGCCAGTTCCGCCTGAATATGGCAAGAATCGTTCTGATAGGCAAATCGCTGTGGGTGATTGGTGGCGTGGCAAGCATGATATATTAGCGGCATTTGGTACAATAAGGGCAGGAAAAACACATCCCCTTTCAAGGGATTTTGTTTTTTCTGCTGTTTACAATTATGACCAAAGCAATTTTATTATTGTTGGGCGTAGTATTAAGGCGTTAAAAAAGAATTTTATAACTGCACTTATCCGTGATTTGAAACGATATAAAAATGGAAAACGTTTTAAGGTGCAAACAAACTGGACAGATGCAGTTGTTACCATTACACGTTATCTTGATGGCAAAATAGTTTCTGTGAATTATTTTCATTTGTATGGTGGATCTAAAGCTGGAGATGAAGAAGCCCCAGTAGGATTGACCGTTGATGGTGTGTTTATAGATGAAGGTCAACACATAACCGAGGCAATGTTTGATGAGGTTATGGGTAGGTGTGCGCTAAATCCTAATGCTCGTTTTTGGGTAACAGGTAATCCGCGGTCGCCCCAATTTTGGTTTTATCAAAAGTATATACTTCCTGCATTGCGTGGTGAGCGTAAAGACGTAAGAGTTGAGCCATATTCATTTTTTGATAATCCCACAATGTCGGGTGAGGCAATTAAAAAGATTTTAAATCGCTGGCCAGAGGGTAGTGTTTACTATCTTAGAAATGTTTGTGGACTGTGGACGGTTGCAAGTGGTTTATGTTATGCTGTCTTTGCGAATAATAAAGAGCGTTTTCATGTTCCGCTTGATGAAAAAACGCTAGAGCGGAAAATACCGCCTATTGAGCGTATAACCATTGGTATTGACTATGGTAAAAGTAAGTCACATCATGCGTTTATTGCTGTTGGAATTTTGCGTGGTATGCGTGGTATAGTCGTTCTTGCAAGCGAAACCCACGAACCTAACAAGACCGAGGACGGTAAGGATTATGATGAAGAACCTAAACACGTTTTTGAAAAGATAATTAAATTTATCAGATTTGTGCAGAATAAATACGGCAAGCATGGACAAATTACAAATATTTACTCTGAACATGATAGCGCATATATTAACGGTACACGCAAGGCAATGACGGCACAAGGGTTACAAATCCCTATTAGCAATGCTAAAAAAGAGCCTATTTCCGAGCGGATAACCACATTGCTTATGCTTATGTCGGCTAATGCGTTTTCGTATGTGCCAGAAGATAATGCGGCATTAGAAATTGGCTTGTGCGGTGCTGTATATGACGATAACGAGGAAAGGCTTGATGACGAAACTATGTACGGGATAATTGATTCGCTAGATTCGCTAGAATACGCATTTGGGTTTTACACCAAGACATTTAGCCGCTTGTACTCTGATGAAATGTTGATAGAGTAGACACATTTGTGGTATGCTTTCAAAAACAGGAGGTGTATCATGCACAAAGGCGAAGATAATCACGCATGGTTAGGTGATGATGTTTCATATTGGGGAGGTCATTCTCGTGTAAGAAGGGCAAGGGGAGCGGCTAAAACGCATGGGTGTTCTGTTTGTGGCGAAAAGAGCATGGATAAAACTTACCATTGGGCTAACCTTACAGGAAATTATGCAGATGTGAATGATTATGTTCCTATGTGCGTATTATGTCATAACAGGCATGACTGGAAGAATAAGATGACAGGAATATGTGCTTACCCTAATTGCACTATCCCCATAGCACAATCATGCAACAAACATGGATTTTGTGCTTTCCATTTGGCACGGCAAACATCAAGGCTTAAACATGGTATAATTTCAAATATGTATGAGTATGCAGACGAACCAAAAGAAGTTGTAAAGCCATTAAAACAGCCCGTGCGTTGCGTATATCCTAATTGCAACAAAATGACAATAAAGGGCAATATGCTTTGTACAAAGCACTACAAAAAACAATGGAGCAGAGTAAAAAGCGGATTGTCAGAATCATTGCATGACTTTAGTATAACAATGACGGATTATGAAGAATATAAAGATGTTAAAATATGTATGTACCCTAATTGCAATGAAACAAACTTAGGCAAAAGCGGAATGTGCCAAAAGCACTATAAGGCACAATGGTTTCAGAAGAAAAAAGGCAATATAGATTCAATACATGATTTTAGCAAGGTTGTAAGTGGCTAAACATTCACACAACCATACGGAGACGGTGAATAATGGGTTTAATCCGAAATGCAATAAGTTCAATCACTAACCGATTTAACAGGTGGAGGTACGGAGCTTTGAATATCCCTACAAAAAGTGTAATAGAATTATCATCAGCACCTCCAGCAAATGATTGCAAGGACTTGTCAGATGCTATTGATATATATGCTGGTGAGCCTAGATGGCTTAAACCCCTTCCGTCGGATGCATCCCACGCTGGATATGGCTACACCGTCCCACAAGCACTTAGCAGGCTTGTATTAACACGTACTGAATTTCTTGTAAAAAATAATGATGAAGTAAATAACATGTTGCAAAGTCAAATGATGACTAACTTAAAATATAAGTTAGAGCAGGGCATAGCCTTGAACATGTTGGCGGCAAAGCCTTATTATCCCACTGCTATGTATAGGCTAAATGCAGATGGCAACAAGGAGGTGTTTAATTATCACCCTAAATTGCTTGAAACAGCGTTTTTTACTCCTGATACATTCTTGATTGATAAAATGGACAGCAGCAGAAATATTTTACAGATTCGCTTTTTTACACAGGAAAAACAGGGTGGTAATTACTATGTACTTGTTGAAATGTTTAGATATGACAAGGCAGAGCAAAAGCTAAGAATTGATAATACAGCATTTGTGAAAAGGGATAGTGGCGGTCATTTCATGTGGGAAGGGATTGGAGTGGAAGCCGTGCCATTGTCTAAAGTTGAAGCGTGGTCAGATAGAGAGTCTTATTTTGAGTTTACCAATGTGGAAACTATGCCGATTGCGTTGTTTATTCCTGTTTTTACCGACAATGTTAATTTTCAGAATCCTTTCGGTAGGGCTGGTAATTTACGTGCTACCCCTGCATTGCAACGATTAGATTTGCTTTATTATGCAAAAGATAATGAAATTAACGCTACTCAAATTAAACTAATTATTACAGAATCAGCTTTGATGGCAATTCCCGAAAATGAAAAATTACGCTGGGAAAATCTATCTAAAATACTATTGCGATTGCATAATGATGACGCTAACATGGTTCACACTTTTGCACCTGATATTAGGCATGATTCTTACATTAAACTCATAGAAAATGAACTAAGACACCTAGAAACATTATGGGGTTTAAGTCACGGGGAGATTAGCGAAACACAAGGCAGAGCAAGAACAGCAACCGAAACAACTATGTTGCGTGATGTCACACTAAGCACAAAAGAGAGTTTGCAGTGTGCTTTAGGCTCATTTATCGAACAATACTGCTATGCTTGTCAATTTTGGCTTAATCTTGCGCAACCACGTGAAAAATTGATAATTGAAAAAAAATATGGAACGCCAATACGTCCAGTAGCAGAGTTGCCACACTTGTTGAATCTTAGTATGCGCGGCGGAGTATCACTAGCCTTTGTCAATCGTACCCACTTTGGCATGAGTGAGCAAGACGCTATAATTGCTGTAGATGATGCAGTTAAAGAAAAAATCAGATTAGCTAAACTTGAAGTTGAGCTGCAAGAATTAAAAAAGGAAATCCTTAAAAATGAAGTTCTTGACGGTGTTGGTGATTCGACTTATGATTATCGGCTTGAAGGTGACGAGTTGGTAGATGTTGATGGAGGTTGATTATGGTTAAGACAATAGAAAAAGAAAGGTAATGATACTTCTCCTGATGAAACAGCAAGTAAAATAAAACAAACATTTAAGATATTTGCACTGAGTATAAGATTAATGTATAAGCCTATATGATTACTGTTAGTCAAGTGGCTTCACATGGCATAAATGTAGTTATTGGAGTAGATTCTAATGTTGTCTCCACAAACCCTTGATGAATTTTCCAATAAAATATTGCCAAGCATCCATGCACTTGAGGCCGATATGATTAGTATGATGTCGGCGACGATTGCGGAAGCAATATTGATTGATGACCTTGCAGAAGAATATTTTTTATTGATGAATGCTCTCGAAGATAAATTTTACGAGATACGTCAACGACATGACTCAATAATTAAACGCAACCTAGCAGAAATCATTACGAGAGCAAGCACCCAATCGATGGAGGACGAAGCGATACCATGGCAGAGTCGGGCGTACGTAGCAGGTATTATTTCAAGTACCCAGCAAGCAATGTCAAGTAAAATACAGCGTAGTATTGCAAATTTAGAATTTGGACATATGCCAATAAACCAAGCCGTACAAAATACAGTTGCCACAATTAAAAACGATATTCCCACTATTGCTGAAACAACTGTTGACGCTTCACTATTTGAGATGCAAGATATAATTGCTGGGCATTTAGGCGATTTATTTAGCGGTGGAATGGGCATAACAGGCGAACGAAATACTTTTGACGCAACCTTGCGCATGGAATTGTTGCAAGCCTGCAAGCATAGTAGCATGGAAGTGTCAGACGTTGTAGCTAAAATTATAGGTGGTTTTGACGGCTATCAGATAAGCGCACACAAAGGCGCACGTCCTTCTCATCAAGAATGGCAAGGAATAATTGTTAGTCGCTATCGTGGTATTTCTGGTTATGAATGGTATGGTGAGCGTGTTCAAAGTGGCTTGATTGAAAAGAATTGTAGACATAGTAAAGAGCCAATTCGTTTAGGCACTCCAAACCGATATACACAAGAACAGTTACGAGCCATGAATGCCAACGTTGAATTTGAAGGGCGCACTATGGAATCGTGGCAAGCCAATAACAAAATGCGTGAAATGGAACGTCGTAGTCGTAAAATAACAAGAGAACTCTATGCGCTTGAAGGCGCAGAATTATCAGATAGCGTGAGACACATTGAACTTAGCAATCAGCAGCGCAATTTATATTCGTTATATAGTCGTTTTGCAAGTGCAACAGGGTTCCCGAAACAAAATGACCGATTTTGGATGAAAGATATTGCATTTCAAATAGCACATGATGTTGCAAATAAGAGAAAATTAGGTATAATAAGTTCAAGTGCGTTAGATATTGCATCCAAGCGATATAAAGCACAGTTTGGTAAAAAGTTTGGTGAACATGCACATGAGTTTGGGCTTAATCCCAAGTCAGCATCAGACCGTGCGAAGATGCAAAATATTATAAACGATACTATAGATAATTTTGACGAAATTCGACGTGGTACATTTTTGGGTCAAAGTGGAGCAGTTGATTTTTATATCAAAGAAAATGTTGTTGTTATTGTGAACAGTGGAAAGCTTGTAACAGCATTCCCCAGTACCCTTGGTACTGAAAGCATTAGGACAGCAAGGAGAATAATGTGATGTTGAGCTTGTCAGAACGAGAAAAAAACGGAATAAAAATCATTGAAAAAGCGGCAAGTAAAAAAAATGCACACTTCTTTATTGATAGCGGAGAAGGCAGAGAGTATTCAACAGACACAATTAGCATAATGAATATGTCTGGTTGGTTAATCCCAACAGAGCGTAAATCAGAATTTGAAACTATTTCTGATGATGACAGATGGAATGATACATGGGATGCGTTTTTTTGCTTTGCAAAATGGTATATTGTTGACGATGAGATATTGATAGACTTTAGCTAAATATATATAATCCCATAATTTTATACCGAAACAAGAGTGGAGGGATAGCTTGAACGGCGAAATTGAGGTTAGACTAGCAATATGTCCAAAGTGTAGAAAAAAGACAAACCAACCGCTCCCTCCAAAAATGCAAGCAACAGAATATGGACTTTGGTGTGATAAATGCCAGAGAAACTATCTTTGTACAGTAGAACATGGTATGATTGCAAAAAGCAGGGAACACAAGTTTAGGATTGTTAATTAAATAGATTGTGCCAGTTGTCAAGTACACCGTGCCGCCAAGACCAATTAAAGGTTTAGGCGGCTTTTATTTATTCAAATAGAAGCCAACAGGAGGAAACAATATGCAAAACGGACACAAATTAATTCCCATGAACTTGCAGTTTTTCAATGATGAAACCGCAACAGGAAACACCGAAGCCGCGACAACGGAAACGAAAACTGCAACACAGGAAGCACAGCCATACAAAGTCTTTACCGACAAAAAACATTTTGACGCAGTAGAATTGGCGGCAAAAGCAAAAGGACAGACCGCAATATTGACAGAGTTGGGGCTAAAAGACATTAGCGAATTAGCAACAGTCAAGATACAACTCGAAGCGGCAAGGAAAGCCGCAGAAGCTAACCAAACCGAAGCGCAACGCCGTGAAGCTGCATACAAAAAAGCTGAATCACAAAGACTTGAAACAGAAAGTAAAATTGCTACAATGCAAGCCGAGATTATTAAGCGTGACCAAATGGATTTAATTCGTGATAGTGTCACCGACAAAGTAGCAGCTTACGGCATACATGCAATCGTTTCTACAATGGATGGCGACTTTGCTGAAAATCTTAAAGCATTTTTAGCAGATGGCGCAAACTCAAAATATACAGCCGCTACGCAAGCTACACAAAATGGTTTTCGTAGTATTAATGTAAGCACAGGTGGTCAGCAACAAGAAGAACCGAAAAAATTTAATATGAACTCATACATCCGAAATGGAGGATAAAAATTATGGCAGTTGATGCAATGATAAACAGAGAAAAAGCTTATGCGCTTATTCCCGAACAAGAGGTAATGGAACTGATTAATGGTATACGCAAATCGTCTGTTGCAATGCAACTTATGAGACGTTTGCCAAACATGAGTACAAGAGTTGGGCGTGTGCCAGTCCTTGAAATGTTGCCAAGCGCAGATTTTGTTGATGGTGACGCTGGCATGAAAATCACAACTGAAATGGCATGGGATAAAAAGCAATTAGTTGTTGGTGAGATAGCCGCAATCGTGCCTATCCCTGACGCAGTTGTTGACGACGCAGAGTACGATATTTGGGCGCAAGTTCGCCCAGCACTTATTGAAAAAATTGGTCGTGTGTTTGACAACCAAGTATTTAATGGTGGGAATCCCAAAGCCCCTGTTGAATGGCCACAAGGCTTGATACCACAAGCAATATCAGCTGGTCATATTGTTACTATGGGTGGAGGTCAAGATACGCTTGATGACATTAACTCTCTTTTTGGTATGATTGAAGAAAACGAATTTAATGTTACAGGCCTTGCCGCTCAAATGTCATTGCGTTCACGTTTGCGTAATGTTCGTGATGCTAATGGCGGTTTTTTATTTGCAAGTCCTACAAGCGGTAGCGACAATAATCCGTTTGGTGTCCCCGTACATTATATTGGGCGTGGAACATGGAACGCCGCAACCGCAACCGCAATCGCAGGAGATTGGGGTAACGCTGTATATGCAGTCAGACAAGATATTACCTTTAAGATTTTTGACACAGGCGTTATTTCCGATGATGATGGAAAAGTAGTTTATAACCTTTTGCAACAAGATATGAAAGCAATGCGCGTTGTTTTTCGTGTCGCATGGCAATCTGTATCTCCTATTGATATTGATAGAGTGGACGCTAATCGTCGCAACTTAAAAATATTCCCATTTGCTATAATGCAACCAGGGGTTGTAACGCCATAATTAGTGTGAAGGGGTACATGTAATGTATGTAGCTTTAATACAATTTCGTGATTTGGACGGTAAAATATACAATATTGGCGAAGTATACCCACTTGGTGATGTGACACAAGCACGCATTGAGCAACTTCTTACATCAAATAACAGGACAAAAGCACCAGTCATTGGAATGGTTAAAGATTCAAGCACTCTTGATTTCAACACAATGAGCCGTGCAGATTTGAAGGCATACGCCGAAGAAAATGGGATAGACTTGACAAATGCAAGGAACAATGCCGAACGAATAGCAATTTTGCAAGGAAATTAAGCTTGTTGAATATTAGCAAGGAGGCGCGAAATGGGGTTGTTTAGAAAATACTGTATTATGAAACATGGCGGTACACCGCGACCAATGGTTTCACGCTTCCTTGCGTTTAATGCCGACTCAGGATTTTTGGTGATGAACGTTGATACAAATAGGCTGGTAAGGCGTATTATAGAGGTGTAGATATGAATATTTTAACAAGCTATGATTTCTATATTTCTACTTATGGGCTTGGACGAAAACCTATTATACCTGTTGAATTATTTTTGTTTTGGGCGCAACAAGCAACAGCAAGAATTGACAAGATGACTATGAAGCGTACACGGCAATTTAACCCTATTCCAGATTTTATACAGTTTTGCTGTTGCCAACTCGCAGAACATTTATACAAAGCCGACAAAGCGCGAAACACGCTTGCTGGTGGTGATGACGGAATCTTAGCAATAGTTCCAAGAGAAGTTTCAGTTACAAAAGGTGTATTTCCAAGTGCTAATGATTTTGAACGGCAGACAATGCAAATTATACATGATTGGTTATCGCTTGAAGTCGCTATTGATGGACGGACTCCATTAATCTCCCGTGGAATAGGATAGGTGATATTATGGAACATAGAACAAGAAAATGCACAGTACAAGGCATAGATGGTATATGTACATTTGTTATGTGGACAGAGCGTATGACACCTGTTGACGATAGGAAAAGATTCTGCCGTATGCAGCCTATGGCACTTGTAGAAAAGCCAAATGGTCAAATAACAGAAGCCCAGCCTGTAACAATCCAATTTATTGACAGGACAGCATATAAAGCAAATAGTGATGATGTTTCCTAAGTCTATAACCACAGATTGCACCTTGTATGTCTTTTGGCGAAATCCACAAAATACGGCACAGATGACAAGTATTAGGATTCCGCTTAGTGGCGTGTTCTGGTCGGAGGATTCCGCTTCGATTGCCGCTAATACTGGTATGCAGATAGCGACTACTGCTAATGTGATAATCCCTGCATACAAGGAATACAACGGCAATAAGCCTAAAGGCATTTTTGGGCGTGATTATATCTCCCCCGAACAATGGTATCAAACGCCATTCATTGAACTGCACAAGTACTTTACGCTTGATGCTGGCATGGTTGGGTTTAGTCCACCGCCAATGCAATTTACAAGAGTAGTCCGTGGTATGGTGGATTTTGAGTTTGAAATGTCAAATGTGCAAGGACTAGCCTTGCAGATGAATCAGTTTATGCTGGAAGTACCGCAAGCAAGGCAACCACAGATGATAAACGCTAACATCATAGGTAGCCCAAAAAAGATACATCATATACAATTTCGCATTTGAGGTGATTAGATGTTTAAAAAGTATAGAAAAGTACCAATTGTTATTGAAGCTGTGCAATATGATGGTACAAACTCCGCTCGTATTTTATGCGAATTTGCCAATGGCAAAAGCCATATTACAGTTGGACATGAAGTCAAGGGAAATGAAATATTAACTATTGAAACCCTAGAGGGCAACATGGTTGCTAATATTGGAGATTATATCATCAAAGGCATAAATGGCGAATTTTACCCATGCAAGCCCGACATATTCAACAAAACGTATGAGGAATACAACGGTGTGAAAAACGAGGGTAAATATCCACCACACGCATATCAATAGTTGAGGTGATAGCATGGACAGACAAGCATTACAAGAAAGAATGGCAAAGCTAATTGAGCCAATGTGCCAAGTATTAGAAAACGAAATGTGCCTCAAAAAAACAGGGCAGGTGACAGGCAGCGGCGATATAGTTTATATGCCTGTCAATATGGACAACATTTACAAGGGTGCTAATAGCCTTGCGATTATTGCTTCGATTTCTGGCGTGGCTTATCAAGAGCCTAATATGGAGGAAAGTGTATGAAAAAACCATTTAATCATTCTAGTGTGGAAGTATTGCAAAAAACAATTACCAAAGATGGAACAAAGTATAATTGTGGCGTAGGTCAAGACAAAGACGGATTTTATGCTACAACGCACAGAATGAGAAGTGCGTCATATGAAAAAAAATCAGATATTCCGCATAGTGTATTAAAAAGAATAGCTAGTACAGGATGATGGTACTGCGTGTACACACAACCCCATTCCGCATAGACAAATGGGGAGTAAAGTCGCACTTGGGCTGGAACGACAAAGCGATAACCTCTAAACTGAATGCTAATTTCGGTATAGGTTCATCATTTTTAAAAGATTTTGAAACCGAATTGCTTAAAGATATTGAGCCGTATATCCCGAAACTAACAGGCGATTTGATACAGTCTGGCTATCAAGGATATAGAGGACAGGGGTTTATAAAATGGGGCGGTACAGCTTTAAGTAGGCCGTACGCAGTTAATCAATTCTGGAACAATCGTGGCAAAGAAAGTGGGAAAAGAGGAAAATTTTGGACAAATCGGTGGATTGCCGATGGAAATGTGCCAGCCATTCTTGCAAAAATTGCACGTAAGCATGGCGTAAAAACAAATTAAACATAGTTAAATACATTCGGAATTATCCCTTTTTGATACAAAAGAAGAAGCTGTTCAAGCAGTAAAAGAATTTGAAAGACAGCAATCCTACAACGTATTGCTGGAAAGCATGGGGTGAAAATAAGATGAGTGAAGTAGGTCTAATTGACCATTTGCCACAACTTGAATCATGGTTGCGTACATTCCCCATTTCTGGATTATTTAACATTCAAAACCTGATAGGGCAACTTGATTTCATTAGGTTTGATCCTTCTGCACAATCAAGTACAAACATGTTAAAACACGTTGCAACGAATAGCACGATGCAACGGGATATTATGGGTATTATTACTAGGGAATACACTGTTGATTATCTTCTTTATTTAAGGCGTGATTCAAATACGAGTTTTTCTCGACAAGAAATAAACATAATGCTTACACAGTTGCCACAATGGAGTGATATAGAACATGCATACGACAGGCAGCCTAAATTTGGCAATATAGCTACTGACATTGAAGAAATACGTATATACGGCGGTACAGGTTGGGCTTCTGTAGAGAGTATGCCTTGGCTTGAAGATTATATGCACTCTTTACAATTGAATTATAAGATTATGTTCTAAACTAATAACAAAATATAACAACCAAACTAAAAATAAAAGGAGTGGTTAAAATGATTTCAGGGAAAAACACTGCACAACGTAGGGATTTTGTTGTGGCGGCGAGAATTCCTACAGCAAGCGGAACTTTGCCTACAACATTTACACCAATAGGCACGAGGGTACCAGACGCAAGTCTCTCATTCAATCAAGGTGTTGAAATAGAGGTTGATATTTTTGAAAACACCTATGTCACACTTGGCGCACCGTCTCCAACAATGGACTTTGAAGGCGTTGTTAATAATGTCGAATACGACGTACATGCTCTAATGCTCAACTCATTCATTGACGGTGACACAAATAAAGTTGCTGGCATTGAATGTATCTTGATTTTTGGCTATGACGGCGCGGTAGGCACTTATACTGCTGTTAGAAAATCTGATTGCTTGTTCCAATTGACAGACCTTGGAGGGGCTGGTGAAAGTGCAAGAACCAACCAGACATTTACTATTCATTTTGGCGGTATATCTACACGAGGCACAGTAGATTCTATTGCCGCAGGTGCGCCAGTGACATTTAATCCTGCACCATAAGGATGGTGTAATATATGAAAATTAAAGTTATAAAGCCATTTCTTGACCGTATGTCTAATTATCTACAACGTAGTATAGGTGATGTTTTAACGGTTAATGAAGATTTTGGAGAAAAAATTATATCTGGTGGATTCGGGATAAAACATGTAGAGGGAATTGAAGATAAGCATGTTCAAAGTGACTACCAATATAGTGATACTATAGGTACTCCTAAAACGGGACGAAGGAGAGAACCATGAGCATAGATACAGGAAAAATTAGAACCCTTGAGATTCAACAGTTAAACACGGTTGTAATCAACTTAAAAAAGGGGAATGAAACTATTCCCTTTGAGTTTGTGCCTGATGACCCTACCTTTCTTGGTAACATTGTAAAAATTGGAAAACAAATTGGAATGACAGGCAGGGCGTTTAAGGACTTAGAGGAGATTAGCGAAGCTATTGACTCTGAATACAATAATGATATAAGCATTGACGATATAGAGGCCACCGAAGCCGTAATAGACAAAGGTTTGAAATCGTTATCGTCTAGCTTTGAACTTGCCAATGCAACATTTGGTGAAGATGTTGTGGAATTTGTGACATGCGGAATAAAAAATCAAATACGTCTTATCCCATTGCTAAATGTTATCACGGAGGAATGTCAAGAATATTTAAGCAACTATGGCGAACACATTTCATCTTTTATGCCACCTAACCGTGAATCACGGAGAAACAAAAAATGAATCGTCTACTAACGACAGCCCCGTCAGTCTTGGAGATAGACGGGGTTAGTTATAGTATTGATACTTCATTCCGTACAGCGTTAAGTGTATTTATCGCACTTCGTGATAACGCATTATCAAATGAAACTAAAATTGATTTAATGATTAGATGGATATATTGGGAATATGATAATCCAGAATTTAATAATGGGCAATACGATGAAAAAATGGTTGAAATGGCCATATGGTATCTTAAATGTGGCGATATAAAAGAATCAAAAGAGAAAAAACAAGTTATTGATTTTGAATTTGATTCGCAACGAATTGTTGATGCATTTAATGCAAAAAATATTAATTTAGATATTGTAGATATGCATTGGTGGACGTTTATGTCTCATTTTGCAGCATTTCCTGAGTGTTCATTAACCAGAATTATGTATTTACGCCAACTATATAACGATGGAAAACTAAATAAAAAAGAACACAAGGCAGAGCGTGAAGAAGCAGCAAAATATGGCTGGGACATAATTAAGATACAATCAGAAGAACAGGTCATAGAGGAATTAGAAATCCAAATGATGGAAAGTTTAATGCGTTAAATAAAGACGGTGATTAAATGGCGACAAGAGGTCATGGTATAATTGTATTGGAAATTACAGGAGAAGCAAGTAAACTGGAAGCAGAGCTTGATAAAGCCTCAAAGAAATTATTGCAACAGAAGGCTGTATACTCCAAACTTTCCAGAGAAATAAATACATTAAATAGGGAGCTTGACAAAACGGCAAAGGGCACAGATGTGTATGCGGCAGTGCTTGCTTCCATTGGTTCAAAATCCACCGAGTTTGCAAAAATACAAGGTGCAATAAAGCAGACTAGCGTTGAGACTGCTACATTGTATAACAGATTGAAAAAATTAACGCTTGCAGAATTGAAAACGCCAGAGGGAATAGAGGCTCAAGTAAAAGCAACAAGAGCAAGAGTCGAAGAAGAACAACGCCTATTACAAACTATAGAAGGCAGAGCATTAATAGAAGCTAGAGCCGCAGAGGAAACGGCAAGGGCTAATTTGCTTGCGACAAAAGCTGGGACAGAAAGAATAGCCGCAGAAGAAGCATATGTATCCGCAATTGAACGTAGGCTAAGTGCTGAAAAAGCTGTGGGCGTTGCAATGAAAGATTTGAATGTACAAACAAGTAGCATGATTTCCATTTTCGGAAGTTTTGGAAAAGCATCTGTCAGGGCATTTGATACTGTTCGTCGTGGAGCTATGGTAGTTATTAAGACATTCAAAACTATGGCGCGTATTTTGCGTTCTGTTTATAATAGCGTGTCTCAACTTGCTTCTGGAATATTTAATATGTCAAAACAGCTAGGGCGACTATTGCCGCAAATGCGAATGATGAATAGTCAATCTAGGACATTATCCACGCGAATGAGTCAGTTATGGCGTAGAATGGCACGTTTAACATTGGGTTGGACAGTGTTTATTATGATTCGTCGCGCAGTTGGACAATTAATTGACGATATGCGCGTTTTGTTGGCATATAACGAGAGTGTTGCAAATAGTATGAATCGTATTAGAGTATATAATTGGGCTTCTTTTTATTCCATTTTTTCTAGTCTCACTCCTGTTATAGAGAGTGTAGCGCAAGCACTTGCACGGGCAACACAGGCACTTGCACTGTTTTTAGCAATGATTACAGGCCGTTCATGGTCACAAGTATTAGCAGGTGGTGAAGCACTCTATAGGCAAGCACGTGGGCTAGATGAAGTTTCAGACGCAGCAAATAGAGCAAGAAATAATTTGCAGGGCTTTGATGAAATAAATAATCTTGTACTAGACACGGCCGCCGCAGGAGACGATTATACTCCATTAGATTTTGATGTAGAGCCACCTCCACAATGGCTTATTGATTGGATGGACGACTTTACAGAAAAATTGCACGAATTTGTTCGTCAAGTAGGGGCATTTGGAACGCCTGACTTTGATTTAGACTATTGGCGTGATTTAGGATATCAGCTTGCGGATATTGTTTCTGGATGGTTGCGACAAATAAATGAGCGTTGGGACGCTATCCGTGCGTGGTTTGGCGACGCAATGCAAGCATTAGCTGGTTTTTTGCGTGGCATAATTGAGAATGATGCATTTTGGAGTGAACTAGGAGATTTTTTATACAACACAATCTATACAATACTATATGGAATTAATAGATTTTTAGAAGAGTTTCCATTTTATGACTTTGGTGGAAGATTAGCTGAAATATTCAATAGATTAATTGAATTGCTTCCAATACTTGGCGATACATTAGGAAGGCTCGTAAATGCAATTGTCGAAACAATATCTGGTTTCGTTGACGGTGCGAATTGGGAAAGATTTGGCCAGATGCTTTCTGAAGGTCTATCTGACTTTATAAATAGAGTTGACTGGGATTACATGGGTGATACATTTGCCAGATTATTCAATGGGATATTCACAGCAATTTACACCTTTTTAACAGAAACAGATTGGCGAGAATATGCTGGGCAACTCATGAGTGGATTAATGACATTTATAAGAGGTGCTGATTTTGATTTGCTTGGACGCACTCTTGGTGCTGGCGTTAATACAATTTTTAGAATCTTTAGGGGATTTATAGATGAGTACGAACCAGAAGAAACAGGGCGTGCGATTGCAACAACAATAAATAGTTTCTTTGAAGAAGTGGAATGGGAAGAAGCCGCAGAAACAGTTTCTAAAGGTGCGAATGCTGCCATATCAACTATTAGGACAGCTATAGATGAAATAGAATGGCGTGAACATGGCGAGACACTCATGGGTACCGTAATGGATATTGTACGCGAAGTTGAGTGGGATGAAGCTGGTGCAATGATGGGCGACGGTGTCAATGCAATATTTGAATTTTTTCAAGGTGCGATAGACAAGTATGAACCAGATACTGTAGCAACGGCTATTACTGACACAGTAAATGAATTCGTTGAAACGGTTGAGTGGGACGATATTGCAGGGACAATATCAGACTTTTTTATTAAAGCACTTGAAACATTAAAGCTTTCGCTAGAGAAGACTAATTGGGAAGGAATAGGGCAAGCAATCGTTGATTTTCTCAAAGGAATAAAGTGGAAGGAACTTTTAACTGGTGTTATTGATGTTATGTTCGCCGCATGGGACGCTTCCTTTTCGTTACAACGAGCAATATTCGTTGCCTTGTTTGGTGAAAGGTGGGGCAATGCAATTTCTGGAGGTCTGCGTGTTGCGATGACTATATTAAATCCTTTATTGTGGGTTAGAGAACTCAAAAAAACAGGGAAAAACATAATACAAGGTTTAGCAGATGGCATCAGAGAGGGTGTAAACTTTCGTGAACTTATGAAAACTGCTGTGTTTGACCCTGTTATGAATAGGCTCAAGGAGATATTTAGAATTTCGTCACCGTCAAAAGAAATGCACGATTTGGGGCTTGATATTATTATTGGTATGCTAAACGGCATTAAAGCTAAGATAAATGATATTATCGAAATCTTCAGGTCATTAGTAGGTGATATTAAAGATGTATTTTTAGATATAGGCACATGGTTTTCTTATAGATGGAACGACATAACAAAGGGTCTGCCTGAAATGGTGTCAACAATCAATGAGCGGTTTAATAGTGCATTAGAAAGCATACAAAACATTTGGAATACTGTGTCAGAATGGTTTATAAGCAATGTAATTGACCCATTACAAAATGCGTTTGATACTTTTTGGAATTGGCTTTCAGACACAGCGTCAACAATGGTTGAGAATCTGCAAAATATTTGGGCAGATGTAAAGCAGTGGTTTTATAACAACCTTATAGAGCCTTTGCGTAATGCATTTGAAATATTTTGGAACTGGTTATCCGATATTGCGTCGCAGATATGGGAAGCAATTAAAGATATATGGAAAGGCGCAGCAGAATGGTTTGACACCACCGTTTTGCAACCACTTAAAAACTTTTTCACGAACATGTGGGATGGCGTACGAGACGCAACAAGTAATGCATGGGAAGCAATGACTGGGTTTGTGCAAGGTGCGGCAGATAGAATACGTGGCATAGTTCAAAATATGGTAGATACCGTCATGCAAGCTGTTCAAAGAATTCAAGATGCTATTAGTCGAGCGGGTAGCATGATAAGCAACCTTAATCCGTTCGGCGGCGGCGGTGGGTTTAGTTTGCCGTTTTTTGCGAGTGGTACAAATTATGCGCCAGGTGGATTATCTGTAGTTGGTGAAAAAGGTGCTGAACTTGTTAATCTCCCCAGAGG